TTGAACCTGTTGATGAGTTTATAGTTACAGTAGGTAAAGAAGTATATCCTGTACCATTATAAGTTAAAAATATTTTTTCAATTGTTCCATTGCCTGTATCTTTTTCTTGCATAATACTATTACCAAAATATAGGTCACCTGCCATAGTACCATCTTCTAAAACTATTTGGTCAGAATCTTCAGCAGCAACACCACCATTAATAACTCTTACAAATCCAGCAGCATCCCTTCCGTTAGTTCCACTATTATCAAATACTAATTTATCACCAACTGAATAGTTTGCGCCTTTGTTAGTAATTACAATTTCTGTTAATTCACCTGAACCAACTTCATCAATGCTAAATATAGCACCAACACCACCTGCGATAACTTTAATTACATCACCAGGTTCATTTAATGTTCCATCATTTGTAAGTACTTTTGTTCCTGGTATTCCTGTTACAGTTGCTTTAATATACCAATCGTCTTCATCTGAAGCAGTACCTACTATTTGTTCACCAATTTGAAATGTACCTTGCATAGAATCATTATTTAAAATAAATTCTGTAACTGTATCTGAACCAATTTGATACTTATTAACATTTTCAATAATTGCATATGCATTACTAGTTGAACCTGTTATTGTTCTTCCAACTAATTGTGCTGTATCGCCAGTATCAGCAATTGCTCTTAATACTTTTAATGTATCATACTTACCATCTGATACTCTTAATAAATTCTCTCTTGGATAAAATGTTTGTGATTCTTCATTAAATAATATTCTAAAAAATATTTCGTGTCCTTTATTAGTACCTTTAGAACGATAAAGAGATTTAACATTTTTTATAAGATTTCTTTTATCAACTTCGTTAGCTAATTTATCTGGTAGTGTTGCAAGAAACTCATCTCTAAAATTTGATAAGAAATTACTAATTACATTATCTGGATCTCTAAAGTTAACTAGGTCGGCAATATTATTTACTGGATTAGGTTTATAATCACTTATTACTGCATAAGCATTTGACTGACCACCTACAATTGTTTCACCATCTAAAAATTTACTGTTAGCAGTTATGAATAAACGTCCACTATCTAAATCTTCTGATAATACAACAGCAGTTGCGTTAGAAGTTTGTCCTGTAACTGTTTCACCTCTAGTAAATTTACCATATTCAGTACCAGAATATTTTTCAAAAATAATTTTATCACCTGCGTCAAGTGATGTTCTTGCACTACCTTTAGCACTTGCGTTTAATACTAAATTATTTGCTTGATTAGTTTCTGTTTCTAGTAAGATACCTTCTGTTGATTTAATAGAAGTTACTGATAATTCAGCAGACTCTAATAATTGGTAATAGACTTTAAGAAATTCAGCAAACTTTGGGTGTTCGCTAATTATGAATTCAGGTAGTTGACCCGAAATTATTGTTGAAATTTTATCAGTAAATTTTGCCATTAGTCATTAGTAGCTGGAAGTAGTTGTGTATCCGACACCTGCCTCAGCACTTCCTCCTACAAAACTATCAGCGGTAACTGTTATTTTTGAATTTGCAATATCCATTTCAACAATTTGGTCTCTAACTGGAACAACATCATTAGAACTTGGTGTTACTGTTAATTCAATTACAGTTGAAACTGCACCTCTTATATTTGATATACTAACAATGTTCATTGAATTAAGTGTTAATGCACCTGTTGAATAATCAATAGTACCTTGTGTTGAATTTAAATATGTTTTTACTCCACCTGACAAATAATATAATCTTACATTACCTGCGCCATCATCATCAAAAAAGCATTCGTTAGCATTACCATCTACTTTAAATCCTGATGAACTTAATATTCCACCTGAACTTGACATATGACCAGAATGTGGATTATATAATGCATTTCTAAAATAGATATTATATTTTGAAGATGTACTAATTATTGGTTGGAAATCTTTTCTTATTTTAACAGTTGTAATGTTTGATAAAATACTGTCATCTGCACCATCAATCAAACCTGTAACTTTTGAATATCTGAATACTGCGTCAAACTTTTGTAAAGTAGAAGCATTATAAGTTGTTAACTTATCAATAACATCTGCCTTTATAGTATCAGAAGTTTTTGCTGTTGCCTTTGCGTCATACTTAACATTTGAAGTAATTAATACAGAAGTTGTTTCTGGATCTTTTATAACTGGTCTTACTGAAGCAACGTTATATGGTTTTAATTGAGTTACAATATCTGCTTTTGATGTATCTGATAATACTGTTCCTGATTTTCCTTTAATTGAAATATTTACAACACCATATTGTGGAGTTTCATCATCTTCACCACCCCACGCACTTACTGAATTTGCATTTGGATAAATTGATTTAACTAAAGTTTCATAATCAGTTGCTGTAACTGCTCTATCTTGAGCAGCGTATTGTAAAGGTGCATTAAATTTTATTGAATCATTTGTTTCTGAAATTGCACCACCTGATGAATTTGAATCAGTTGTTATAGTTACACTTGTAAAACCACCAATGTTTCCTGATAATGAAAATTTTGAAGCACCATTTGATTTTGTTGTATTAGATACAATGTATTCTAATATAATAACATTACCATCTTCTAATTTATTACCTGTTACACCATCACCAAAATATACTTCATACTTATTACTTGGACCTTCTTGTATGAAATAAACTTTTGAATCACTTGCAACACTATTATAACCACCAACTAAAGAATAAACTTTTTGTGTTGTATCTGTATTACTATTTTGAACGGTAACTTTTAATGTTGAAGTATCTGCTCTATCGCTAGGTATTTCAAATTTTTGGTCAGGATCATTTGCGTCATATGTATATTTAAATGTAACCAATGTACCTTCATAAAGAGGTACGTTTTCAAATTTATAAACTCCATTTTCTGGTGTGATTGTTATATCTGCGTTAGTTACATATTCATAATCTGTTTTATCAACTGTAGTTGTAAAAACTGTTCCCTTCTGCATAGTTACAGACGAACCTGTTGCGTTATTAACAACAACATCAATTTGTGCTCTTGGTGTTCTAGGAGATGTAGGAGTATATCCTAACATCTTTGCTAATGAAACAATATTTTTTCTTATGTCTGCACTATCCAAATACATTTCGTTTGTGGACATATTTGCAATGTAAGACATATAGTGAGTATTATAAGATAGAACATCTAATAAAATATTTAAACTTGAACCTTCAAAATCATAATCTTGAAATTGTGTTTGACTTGATAAAAAAGTTTTTAAATTATCTTTTATCTTGTCAAAATCTAATTCTGATATTTCTAATTTATGTTGCGACATCTTATCTTAACCTATGTAAATTTATTGAAACTGTTTGTGGTGTTGGAACTCCTATAATATCAAAAAAAATATCTACAACTAATCTATTTTGGTCAATCTCATTTGAACCAAAATGAGTTGCGTCATTATCTTCTATTCGTACCCCATTATTAAAATCATCTCCATTTATTGTAATACCAGTCAGTTTAATTCTTGGTTCGTTATTAATTAAAACTTCTTCTATTTTTCTTTTAATATATATTGAAATTACTGGATTGTAATTTTCAAATAACATTTCTCTTATACCACAACCTAATTCTGGATGCATAGCACGTTCATAGAAATTTGTTTGTACTAAATTCCTTACAGACCTTTTTATTGCTATTGCGTCTTCAACTACATTAATATCATTAGTAACTGGATGTCTTCCGAAGTCTAAATCTATATCTCTAAACTTCCTAGACTGTCTTTTACTAGAACTTTTAACGTGTTTTGTATAATCGTCTAAAAATGCTTTATTGGTTTGTGCCATAACTGTAATATTTATAACAGTTATCCCGCTCTTACGTTATTTGATCCATCAATCATTGCTCCCATATCATAAGAATCTCCAACTCTTGCGACAGGTTTATTTTCAGCTCTAACTGTAGAGGACCCTATGTTAACTTTACCCATATGTGGAATACACGGTGGTATTAGTGATGGTATGGTATGTGGTAATGTAGGATCATTAAGTCTAGCAACTGGTTTATTATTTGCTCTAACTGTATATTGTGTTGCTTTAACACCTATAACAGTATCACAACCGTGACCAGTTGCTCCTAAATCTAAATCTCTACAAAGCTTTGGCATTATACCAAAATCCAAAGAACAACGATTACTACTGCTGCCCAATTAGGTATATCTTTTTTATTTAACCAATTTTTAATTGATTGTACGTCTATCATATCTATCATTTTAACTCTACCTTTCCTCCAGCGGACTCTATGTCTGCTTTAATTTTTTCTGCTTCTGTTTTATCTAGGTCTGATTTAATTTCTTTAGGTTTCTCTATGCATTCTTCTACAAAATTCTTTGCTTCAAGTAATCCCATATCTTTAAAAGCTCTAATTGCTTTAATGACACCGATTTTCTTACCTGCGTCAAATCCAATTAAATTAACATTGAATAAACTTGCTTCTGCTTTTTCTTCTACAGGTGCAACTGCGCTACCTTGTAATTTAGCTAAATCTAAATTCCAAGTTTTCTCTAATTTTTTTGCTAATTCACCTGCTTCAACTACTGTTAATTTTCCTAATTGTTCTATTAATGTATCAATATTTGACATATTATTTTCCTAACTTATCTTTTCTACCAATAGGTAGTTTTTGCCACTTTGTCATCTCTATACCCTTTTTACTAATCCATTCAATATAGATTAATTTACTTTTTACTTTGTTTTGAAAAGATTTAACTGCCTTTTTCCAACTCATAGCAGTTACTTCTTCATTAATTTCTTTATTATCAGTAAATTTAAACGTTCTTTCTTTTGACATTCTGTTTGCTCAACTTTCTTTTACATTTTTTATCATCACATCTGCAATATTTACAGATTTCTATTTTTCTAGCTTCCATCATTTCAAATTTAGGTTCTCCACAATGGGATTCCCTACCACAATTATTGCAATAAGTCATAGTGTTATATTTATATTAGAAATTACAATGAGCTATAGCACTTCTAACGTTTGTTTCTTTTAAATTTTCTGAATTTTCAATTGCTGATTCGCCGATTCGTTCATAATCGGGTGCCACTTTGCAATTTTTAAGATTTCCGCAAGAAATTAGAACAAAAAGAGAACAAAAAAGTAAAAAAGTATTGATTTTCTTGAATTTTTTTAACATTTTTTGAATTTTTCCCTTGACTTTCTTGAATTTTTAGTATATATTTATCGTATAAGTTGAAAAGGAGAACATTATGAAAAAAATACTTGAATATTTAACTATTATTTTATCAATAGGAGGAACTTTCTGTCTAATCGGCGCTGTCGGTGCAATTGACGGAGGTTATCACGGAATTCCTATGAACGATAATTGGTTTTTATGTGGTACTTTGTCTTTGTTAGGATTTGCTATGTTTATTTTAGCACTATACTCGCAAACGTTGTATTCTGAACAAGACTAATCAATAGAATCTAATAAAGTCGCAACTAGGTGAACTCTTTGAGTCTCACCACCATTAAAAAAGTTGTGATATTTCGTATTATCGGTAATATAACCATTTCCATTAGCTGGCATATGAAAACTATCGCCTTCAATAACCATTCTACTACCACCATTTGTTATCATTGGTATATGTAATCTCTTTTCTGGATCACGGTGCCAACTTAAACAACTTCTAGGTGGTTTCATTAGAAAACGAACACGACCTAACTTAAATCTTAATGTTAAATAATCGTAAAGAGTCTCAACATACGTGCCTTTAAATTCTGGACAAATTTGGGTGTATTTCTCTTCTTCAACTTTTTCAAGTCTTTGTTCTTCTTTACCTGAATCATCTGGATAGGTCCAATATAGACCTCTTACTTTAGGTCCAACCAATGAATTTTCA